GGCGTTCGTGCCGCAGTACACCTTCGATGGCGTCAAGCCTGACGGGGCGGTCGGCAACCAGGTAGTGCTGCGCGTGAGCAGTCAACCGGCCTGGTTCGCCTGATGCTGTCCCGCGCCGATCTCCTGGCGCCGCGGCCGCTCCCGGTCGTCAAGGTCGACATCCCGGAGCGCAACGACGCGATCTACGTGCGCGTCATGACCGGCCTCGAGCGCGACTCCTACGAGGCGGCGATCGGCGGCGATCGCGCGCTCGCGCTGCGCAACAAGCGCGCCCGGCTCGTCGCCTACACGGCCTGCGACGCGGACGGCAAGCTGCTGTTCACCCCGGAAGACGCCGATCAGCTCGGGCAGATCATGTCGTGGGTCGAACTCGACCGGATCGCCGAGGTCGCCGCGCGGATCAACGTCGTCAGCGATGCCGCCGTGGAGGCGATCAAGGGAAACTGAAGGCGCAGCCCTGGCGACGCGCGATCGTCGGCCTCGCCTTGCGGCTGCGAATTATCCCGAGCGAGCTGCTCGCGCGCACCACCAGCGCGGAACTCGGCGAGATCTTCGCCTATTACTCGCTGCAGCAGGACGAACGCGAAGCCGAGCGCACCGGATCATCAGGGGATGTCGAGCAAGATCTGCGCAAAGCATTCGGGCGACCACAATCATGACTGACGGCGTTCACTACAAACTCACCGGCACACAAGACGTCATCGCCGCCTTTCGCGAACTGCGCGAAGAACTGCCGAAAGAGCCTCTCCGCACCCCTCTCCGCAAAGCCGCGACTCTGCTCGCGCAGTACATCGCGCTGGTCGCCCCGAAACTCACCGGGCGCCTAGCGCGCAACATCAGCGTCAAAACTTCCCGCGATTCCAATCACACCCTGCACGGGCGCGTCGTCGTCAATCAGAAAGGCGGCCGCGACAGTCCGGATAACGCTTTTTACTGGCGGTTCCTCGAGGAAGGTTGGCAGACCCGCAACGGCGTCCTGCACAAATTTCCTTTCATTCGTGGCGTCGTCGATGCCAAGGGCCGCGCGGCCGCTCAGCTCGTCATCGATGCGTGCGAGAAACAGGTCGACAAGGCGCAAAAGCGCATCGCGCGCGCAGCCGGGAGTAAGTAGGTGGCACTGTTCTCGATCATCGTCGACATTGCAGCACGCACTGCCGACATCGAGCAGTCGCTGTCGCGCGTCGAGGAGCGCCTCGGCTCGTTCGGTCGCGCCGTCGGCAAGGTCGGCGAGCTGTTCGCGATCGGCAAGCTGGCGGAGTTCACCGAGCACATCCTCGCGATGGGCGCGCAGCTTGAACACACGGCAGCGCGCGTAGGCATCGGCGTCGAGGCGCTGCAGACACTCAATTACGCCGCCAAGCAAAGCGGCATCAGCGCGGATGAGCTGCAGACCGCGCTCATCCGCATGAATCGCGCGATGTCGCTGGCTTCTACCGGCGGCAAACAGCAGACCGAGACGCTGCGCGCGCTCGGGCTGACCTATGACCAACTGAAGAATCTCAAGCCCGAGGAGCAGTTCGAGCTGCTCGCCGATCGGATCTCGAAGCTGCCGAGCGCTGCCGATAAGGCGCGCGCGGAGATCGTGCTATTCGGCCGCGCGGGCGGCGAACTCGGCTCGCTGTTCGAGCACGGCGCCGCCGGGATCCTCAAGGCACGCCAGGAGGCGGAAAAGCTCGGGCTCGTCATGGACGAGCACACCACGAAGCAGCTCGAGGAGGCGCACAAGGCGATCGACCGCCTCGAGCAGTCGCTGACGATCCTCGCCGGCACCATCATCGGCAAAATATCGCCGGCGCTGACCGGCATGGCGAACTCGATCCTCGCCGTCGTGTCCGGCGACAGCACTGCGAAGTTGAAGGCGGACATCGACTTCCTAAATCGCATGGGCGAGGAGGAGGGCTACTTCGCGGTCGGCAGCAACCCGAACCTGGGCGGATGGGGCTATCACAGCGCCCGCGATGCGCGCGCGCGCGCGGCCGCTCTGCAGGCGCAGCTCAATCTGCAGCAGTCGGCGCTGCGCCCCGAGGATCTCGCAAGCCCAGATCTCGCCGGACTGCTCGGCGGCGCGGCGCCAGGCTTCGCCGGAACTCAAGAGCCGGATCTGTTCGTGCATGTTAAGGGCACGATCGCCAAGGAGCGCACCGGGCTCTATGCGCTGCTCGATCAGTGGGACCATGAGACGAGCCTGATCGAGAATCGCGCCGAGGAGGAATACCAGCAGACGAAGCTCAAGCTGGAATCGTTGCGCAACACGCTGATCGAGGATCCGAAAACCGGCAAAGCCGTGCCGCTTATCGATGACGAAGAATTTCAACGGCGCATGGCGCTGGCAGCGTCGAAGTTCAACGCGACGTTTGATCAGCTCCAACCCGTGCAGATCAACGTCAAAAAGATCATCGATCTGCCGCCGATCGAGCAGGCGCTGCGCCAGCTCACCGCCGACATCAAGGGCGCGCTGAATACCTCGCTCCATGAGCAGGGCAATTTCGGCAAGAACCTGCTGCGGAACATCCTCACCGCGCTCGAGGATCGCGCGATCTACCAGGCGATCGATCAGATCGGCGTCTACCTGTCGAACACGCTCCACGCGGCGACCGCGGCGGGCGCCGGCGGGAATGGCAACTGGCTCGGCCTGCTCATCTCGACGCTGTTCGGCACCGCGACGAGCGGCGGATTCAGCGGCGGCAGCGCCGGCGGAGCGGGCGCCAGCGGCGGCGGATTCGGCGGTGCGCGCGCCGGCGGCGGTCCCGTGATGTCTGACCGGACCTACCTGGTGGGCGAGCACGGCCCGGAGCTGTTCACGCCTTCGGGGTCGGGCTCGATCACGCCGAACAACAAGCTCGGAGGCGCCCCGGTGTTCAATATCTCTTACAACATCGTGGCACCGAACGGCGATCAGCAACTGCGCGCAGCTTTGCCGGGCCTGCTCGCGCAGACCGCCGCCCGCACGAAGGCTGACATGCTCGAAGCCTGGCGCCGTAACAGCCTGCCCGCACCGAGATCCGCCTGATGGACGTATGGTTCCCCGACGTGCGCGTGCAGAAACTCTCGCCGCGCATGATCTCGAATGCCGCGCGCTTCATCTCGCCGTTTACGTCGGCGACGCGCACGGTCGCGCGCGGCGGCGATCGGTGGGGCTTTAAGATCGATCTCAATGAGCTGAAGGATCTCGATCGCGCGCGCATGGAAGCCACGATCTCGGCGCTGCGCGGCGCTGCGAATCGCGTGATCTTTACGCCGGCTGACTTCGTGCAGCGCGGCTCCTTCCCTTCGGGCGAGCTGTTCACAAACTACAATTTCACCAACGGGCTTACCGCGTGGAGTTCGGAGGCCAGCGTCTCGATCGCGACGATCGACCGGGGCATCCGCGCGACACGCACCGTGTTCGATGGCACGCAGGCGACGCTCGGCGGCCCGACGCAGGCGGTGACGCTCGCGCAATACGTCCCCTACCTGATCCGCTTCTTCGCGCAGCCAGGCCGCAGCCCGGCGTCATGGGCCGGCCCGGTCGTCGAGAACGGCGTCGCGGCCGACGGCCTGACCGGCACGGGCGTCTTCATCGGCACCGCGCAGGCATCGACATTCGGCCCGCTCGATGTCGTGCGCGTGCCACTGACGGCCGGCAGCTACACCTTCGGACCCTACTTCAACTACACGTCGGGCGGCCTGGCGGGCGACTACTTCGACGTCCTCATGGCGAGCTGCTCGCGCTGCGCGATCGTCGACAACGGCCCGAACGCGCTCCTTAACTCGGATGACTTCTCGACCGGGTGGACGACGAGCGCCGCCTCGATCGCGACCAACGCGCTGACCGATCCCTACGGCGGATCAGCGGCGGACGTGCTCTCGGAGAGCAACACGGCGGCGGAGCATTACGTGCAGCAGGGCGTCTCGCTGTCGAGCGCCGCGGTCGAGTACGTCGGCGCCTGCGCGATCAAGGCGAACGGCCGCAACTTCGCGGGGATCTCGCTGATCGAGTCGACCGGCGCGACGATCGCGCGCGGCGATTTCAACGTGAACACGGGCGCGCTCGGCGGCGTCGCCACGGGCGCGAACTGGACGAACGTGCGGCAGTTCATCGTGCCGCTTGGCAATGGCTGGTTCTACTGCGCGGTCGTCGCGCGCAAGACGAGTGCCGGGACGACGGTCACGATGAAAATCCAGCCCGAGGCGCCGATCGGGACGGTGAGTTACACCGGCTCGAACAGCGTCGCGCTCGGGCTCTTTCGCGCCACGCTCGCGCAGGGCTCATTCCCGACACGACTCTCGCCGACCGCGGGCGCATCGCTGCCGAACGGCACGCTGCAGACCGGCAGCGCGATCTACGTCAAGGGGCTCCCGGCGAGCACGAACGGGCTGCTGCTGCCTGGCGATTGGTTCGAGCTAAACAAGGAAATGAAGCGCGTCACGAACGCGCTCAATTCCGATGCCGCCGGCATGGGCTACCTGCAATTCAGCCCGCCGATCCGCACGCCGCCCGCCGAGCAGGATCCCGTGATCATCAACGCGCCCGCCGGCCGTTTCATCATGGCGGCCGACGAGAACGGATGGGAGACGGTGCCCGGCCTGCGCTCGACGTATGCGCTCGATCTGATCGAGGCGAACTAATGACACGCTGGACGAATGCACCGAACGCCACCGCGGCGAGTTCTAAGACGTTCGGCATGGTCACGCTTGCCGATCTCTATTTCGACACGGGCACGCTCTACGTGTTCGACGGCACCGGCCAGGTCGTCGCGAACGGACAGACGTACTCGGGGCTCGGCGAGTTCGGCGGCATCGATGGCGTCACCGAGAGCCTGGACGGGCTCGCGACCGGATTGCAGCTCACACTGACTGGCGTCGATTCGGCGTACGTCGCCGACGTGCTGACGGAAAACGTGCAGGGCCGCAAGGTCACGCTGTGGGTCGGCGTCTTCGACACGGTGACGCAGGCATGGTTCGCGGCGCCTGAGATCGCATGGGAAGGGCGGATGGACTATCCGCACATCGAGATCGACGCGGGCAAGGCGAACATCATCGTCAACTGCGAACACCGGCTGCAGCGCGAGCCGCTCACCGCGCGCTACACCGACGCCGATCAGCAGCTCCTGCATTCGGGGGATAAGTTCTTCGATCTGATGTGGATGATCCCGCTCGCGACGGCATCGTGGGGGCACGTCGACGTCACGCACCCGGCGATCGCGCCCTACGGCGGCACCCCGACTGGCGGGGGCGGCGGGGGAGGCGGAGGCGGGCCGCACGGCGCGATCAATCGCCCGTGAGACGTCCCGACTGGCAGGCCCGCCTGTGGGCGGAGCTGGAAGGCGCGCAGGGCCGGCGCTTCGCGTACGGCTCACATGATTGCGTGCGGCTCACCGCGGCCTGCCTCGATGCCATGCTTGTGACCGGCGGCTACCTCGAGGCGGTGTCCGAGCTGTACGCGGACAAGCGCCGCGCGCTGCGCCTCGTCATGCGCGAAGGCATCGAGCGCCTGGTAACGATGCACCTTGGCGCGCCCGTGCCGCGCAACCTCGCGCGCCAGGGCGATGTCTGCCTGGCCGATCTCGCTGCCGGCCCGTCGCTCGGGATCTGCACCGGGCCGCGCATCGCCTTCGCCGCGAATCCCGCGGGCGTGTCGTACCTGCATCTCGCGATCGCGAGCCACGCCTGGCGAGTCGACTGAATGGGCAACGTCGTCCGGGGGATCATCGGCGCGGTCCTGATCGTCGTCGGCTTCATCTACGATCAGCCGTGGCTGATCAACATCGGCGAGGCGCTGTTCATCAGTGGCGTCGCCGGGCTCCTCGCCCCGAAACCGCCGCGCGCATCGCCCCTTAACAGCGTCGGGATCAACTACTCGGGCACGCTCGAGCCGCGCCGCATCCTCTACGGGACGATGAAGGTCGGCGGGTGCAACTGCCTGCCGCCGCTGACGAGCGGCGCGAACAACGACTATCTGCACCAGGTGCTCGCCTTCACCGGGCACACGATCTCGGGATTCGGAGACGTCTACTTCAATCAGACGCGCATCCCGACGAGCGCGATCGCCGCGGTCGGCGGCGGCGCCGGCGGCCAGGTGACGAGCGGGCCGTTCGCGAACAAGGCGTGGATCCGCCGCTATGACGGATCGCAGACGTCGGCCGACGTGCCGCTGCAGGTGTTTCCGTCATGGGACGCGAACCACATCGGCTATGGCATCGCCTACGCGGCGATCATGCTGCAATACGATCAGACGGTTTACAGCCAGGGCTTCCCGCAAATCTCCTTCGTCCTGAAGGGGAAAAAAGTCTATGACCCGCGGCTCGACTCGACGAACGGCGGCAGCGGCACACAGCGCTACACCGATCCGACCACCTGGGCCTACAGCACGAATCCGGCGCTCTGCCTGCGAGACTACCTGACGGATGCGCTCGGGCTCGGTGAGGCGAACGCGCGCATCGACGACGTTCTCGTCGCCGCGGCGGCAAACATTTGCGATCAGCAGGTCGTGTCGCCGCTGCCGGTGCTGGTCGGGCTCACGAACTGGACGAACGGCAGCGCGACAGTCAGCGGCGTCAACACGGCTTTCCAGTCGGTGCTGTCGACCGGGATGTACCTGAAGGCGCCGAATGGAACGATGTTCCAGATTCTCAGCGTCACCGACGATCAGACTCTGACGCTGAATTTCACCTACAACGGCGCGAACGCGGCCAACCAGGTCACGCAGTACAACGCCACCAGCGCGACGTCGACCACGCAGGCGCGCTACACGTGCAACACGCTGCTGGACGCGACGGCGACGTTCACCGCGAACATTCAGCAGCTCGCCGGCGCCATGATGGGGCATTGCCTCTACTCGGCCGGGAAGTGGCGCATCTATGCCGGCGCCTGGACCGGATCAGCTTTCTCGCTCGGCCCGGATGATGTCGCCGGCCAGATCAAAATCATGGCAGCGACGCCGCGGCAGACGGTTTACAACGCGGTGCGCGGCAACTTCCTCGACCCGCAGCAGAATTACAACGCGGTCGAATTCCCGCCGGTGCTCAATTCGACTTTCGAGGCGAGCGACGGCGAGCGGATCTACGTCGAGACGCACTTTGCGTGCTGCACGAACCGATTCGAGGCGCAGCGCAACGCGACGATCCTGAATCGACTCGGCCGCAATCAGCGCACGCTGACCGGCATATTCGGGATGTCCGCCTTCGGCATCAAGATCTACGAAACCGGGACGATCACGCTGCCCGAGATCGGATGGATCAATCAGACGGTGCGCTGCATCGGCTGGAAGTTCACCCCGCGCGGCTCGATCGAGCTGACGCTGCAGGAAGCCTACTCTACCGACTGGACCGATCTGCTCGTCACGGATTACGCCGTGACGGGTGTCAACGTCGGGCCGCCGCCTGGCTACTACCTGCCTTACCCGCCGACCGGGCTGACGATCACGCCGCTACAGGGCGCGCTTGAGTTCACGATCACCCTGCCGCTGCAGCTCCCGCACGGCACCAGGTGGGAGCTGTGGGAGTACAGCGCATCGACGCCGTTCTCAAGCGCGACGCGGATCTGGCAAGGCGATAACTCAAAGGTGACGCTCGGCAAGAGCGACACCACCACGCGCTACTACTGGGTCCGGACGATCGCCTGGAACGGGCAGGTCAGCTCGACATTCCCCGCGAGCGCCGGCCAGGCGGGCGCAGCGCTCCCCGCGCAGCCGTGGCGCCCGGTGCTCGTCGGCACCTGCTCCGTCACCGGCTCGACCGTCTCGAAGCCGACCGGCAGCAACGCATGGGACTCCAACGCCTACGCGGCGACGCCTTACCGCAACGGCGTCGCGGTGCATGGCTCGCCGGCGCAGACGAACGCGCAGATGATGCTCGCGCTCTCCACCGGCCCGGCCACCGCGAGCTACACCGGCGGGAAGTTCGCGATCTACTTCGACGCGAGCGCCGGCATCACCATCTACGAAAACGGCAATACGGTGACGGGCGTCATCGGTAGTTACGTCGCGGGCGACGAGTTTGAGATCCGGGTCGATGGCGTCACGGCGCGCTACTACAAGAACGGCTCGCAGATCTACTCCTCGCGCCAGCCGGTGACGCCGGGAGATGCGCTGTACCCGATCGTCTACATGCTGACGGTCGGCGCAGTGCTGAATGATTTCGTATTCAACTCGATCACCGACAACACGCAGACCGGCGGCAATATGATGCCGTCGAGCTGGAAGGTCGGCAGCGTGAACGCATCGCAGGCCGACTACACCCTGCGGCGCGACGGCAACGGCGGCATGGCGATCGTGCTCGGCGACGGCAGCAGCTCGCTCCTGCCGGTCGGCCCGAGCGGGCACTCGGAAGTGCTGTGGCGCGTGCAGCACAGCACGAACGCGGTCAACTGCGCCAACGGGTTTTTCGACACTGCCGACACGCAGGGGATCGACCCGAAAAAAACCTATCGATTCTCGATATGGGTCCGGCGCACCGGCCCGACCACGGGCACGATCTGCAACGTCTACGTCGGCACCGACGGCAACGGCTCGATCGACAATCTATCGCCAGGCACGGCGGACCCGAACCCGTATTTCGTTTTCGGCGCGCTCTCGGGACTCGTCGCGGATCAGTGGTATCTCGCCGTTGGAATCATCCACGGCAGCGACTACGCCGGCGGCCAGTCGGGGCTGAGCGGCATTTACTCGCCGCTCAGCGGCGCGCGGCAGACGGCGTTCAATGGCTCGTCGAACGGCCTCGCGGTAAACCCCGGCTCCGATTTCCAGTGGGCAGCGAATGCCTTCGTGTCGCTGATCCGCGTGTTCTCGTACACCAACGCCGCGAACTCGTCCGGCTATGTGTTCTTCGCCCGGCCGCGACTCGAGGAAGTGAACGGCAACGAGCCGACGATCGGCTCGCTCCTCGTCGGGCGGCAGATCGAGCCGCGCTACGGGCTGGTGCTGCCGCGCGGCTCATTCGTGCAGACGGTGCCGGCGGCGTCGTTCACGTACACATCGACCACGACGACCGTCACGATCTCCTGGTCGGGCTTCAGCTTCCTGCGCCCGGACGGCTCGACGCAATCGGTCGCGAACGGCAATCAGACGATCAGCGGCCTTTCGTCCGGGTCGAGCTACACCGTCTATCCGTATTACGACGACATCAACAACGTGATGGCGTTCGCGAGCGGTGGCGGCACCAGCACGGGCTCGCCGGCGATGGCGTACACGTCCATGGCCGATGAAATCGCGGCGCAGATCATGAATCTGCAGGGCAACGTGCCGCTCTACAAATTCACCGTGACCACGCCGACGAGTGGCACGGGGGGCGGCGGCGGCGGCGGCAAGTCATGCCCGCATCCTGACTCCGAGATCGAAACGCTGGAATGCGGGATCATGCGCGCGCGCAACCTGCAGGTCGGCGATCACCTGTTCACGCCGGACGGCGGCGCGGGCGCGATCGTCAGCATCACCCGGCCGCTCTGCAAGCGCTGGATCGCGCTGCGCCTGCAGGGGGTCGACAGCGCCGTGAAGATGACCGTTTCCCCATCGCACGTTTTTTATTCGCCTGGCGCGCAGCGCCGCGTCCACGCCGAGGAGCTGCGGATCGGGCAGCTCCTCGAGGGCGACGGGCAGCTCATGCGCGTGACGAGTCTGAAGCTGCTCGAGGAGGATGCCGAGGCGGTTTCCCTGGAATTGGCACACCCGCACCTGTACTACATGCGCCGCGGCGGCCCGCTCTCGCACAACATCAAGCCATGAAAAGCTATCACGTCGTCACTGAGACAGATCTGCAGGCGCTCGCCTCTGGCAGCGCCGGCTACTTTGGCGAGTGGCATTACATCGATCTCGGCTCGCATGGCGATGCAGGCGCCGGGCATCACGCGGTCGTGCTGCAGGAGCGGTTCGCGCCGCCGGAAACGTGGCTCTCGCTCCCGCACATCCTTGAGTCGACGAAAACCGTCGGCCGACACGCGCCGCACGCGCACGCGAAACTCGCTCACGTGGGCGTGCTGCACGATCACAACACGTTCCAGGCGGCGCAGCAGCTCGCCGCGATCATGCGGGAGTTTGAGCCCTAGAAGCTGGTCGGGTTGATCGAGAGATCGCCCGCGCCGCCGTACCCGATGCGGAAGGCGATCGCGCCGTCGGCCGGCACGTCGCGGGCGACTTCGCGCAGGCCGCCGCCGCACAGACCGTTCGGGTGGACGCTGAAGACGTGCTCGCCGGGCGCGACGCGTAATTGAACGCGTTCACGCGCGCGCAGGTCCGCCGCCGGCTTGCCGTCGACGAAGACGCGGATCGAGCAGGCGGAGCCGGCGAGCCCGGCATCGCGCTTGATCGTCACGGGGGTGCCCGCCTGGTAGGACGCGTCCAAGGGCGGGATCGGCTTTGAATCGGAGGTCGGGACGGGGGTCGTCGCGCAGGCCGAGAGCGCGAGGGCCGCCAGGGCGATTGTTGTTCTCATGGGGGCGAGTATGAACCGGCCGGAGGCCGAAATCGACCCGGCGGATTCCGCCGTCCTAAAAGCGAAGTTCGGGCGCTCCTGGCGCCTGTGGGCATGGGTGCGCCGGCAGTTCTCGGTGACGTCGGTCGCGACGCTCGTCATCGTCGCCGGCTCCGCATGGGGTTACATCGCCTACCTGCGCGAGAGCGTCGTCGCGGTGCGCGAGCGCGTCATCGTGCTCGAAACCAAAGTGATCCCGCTGGTGCAGGAGCAGGACGAGCAGGGCGCGCTGCGCGAGATGGTTCGCGACCACGACGAGCGGCTGAAGCGCCTCGAAAGAAATTGGGACGACGCCGGCCAGGTGGCCGCGTCAACGCCGCCGAGCGGCAGGAGAAAGCATTGAACAAGGACGAGCGCGCACCGCCGACGCAGTTTGAGCGCGTCAAGGAGGAAATGCGCAAGCTGGAACGGATGATCGCCGAGATCCACGAAGGGCTCGCGGTCGCCCGCGGCCTGCACAAGTTCGAGTCTCAGCGCGCGCTCGACAAATCGAGCGAGTGCATAGAGCTGGCGCAGTATTGGCTCGGCAAGGCGATCTCTCACGCGGTGCAGGCGTCGCAGTTGGAAGCGCCGCGATGATGTTCCTCTCGCCGCACTTCACCCTCGAGGAGCTGACCTTCTCGCAGTACGCGGCGCGTACCGGCACGCCGAATTCCCCGTCGATCGCGCAGGTCAGCAATCTCAAGCGGCTGTGCGTCGAACTTCTCGAGCCCGCCCGCCTGGTGCTCGGCGTCGCCTTTCACATCGACAGCGGCTACAGGTCGCCAGGCGTGAACGCGGCGATCGGCGGCGCGGTGAACAGCGCGCACATGGACGGCCGCGCGGCCGACGTCGTGCCGATCGGGCTCGATCTCGCGCAGGCGTTCGATCGCCTGCGGGCCTCCGCGCTGCCCTTCGATCAGATCATTTTCGAGTGCCGCGCATGGCTGCACCTGGCGATCCCGCCCGATGCCGTCGTCGCCAGGCGCATCGCGGAGACGGCATCCGGCTCGCCGGGTAATTGGTCATATCAGAGGGTCGCAGCATGAATCTCGGAACCAAGGCTCTGCAGGTACTGCGCACCGTCGCGCCGATGCTCGGCACGGCGATCGGCGGCCCGTTCGGCACGCTCGCTGGCGTGGCGCTGTCGACCGCGCTCGGCACCACCGACGACAAATCCACCGAGGCGGCGCTGCTCGCCGCAACCCCGGAGCAGCTCGTCGCGCTCAAGAAGGCGGAGCAGGACTTCAACGTCCGCATGAAGGAACTCGAGATCAGCGCAGACAAACTCGTCTATGACGACGTTTCCAACGCGCGCTCGCGCGAGATCGCGGTCAAGGACCGGATGCCTGGTGTGCTCGCGATCCTGATCACGATGGGATTCTTCGGCGTGCTGACCTACATGATGGCGGTCGGCAAGCCGAAAGAGGGCGGCGACGCGCTGATGGTCATGCTCGGCTCGCTCGGCACGGCGTGGGCGGCCGTCGTCGGCTACTACTTCGGCAGCTCCGTCGGTGCTCGTCGCAGCAACGACGCGCTCGCCAAGATCGCGGCATCGTAACCACCGGAGGATCTATGCACCTGGCGCAGTTCGTTACTCACTTCGTCGCCTTCACGGTCGGCCTGGTCGCCGGCGCCGTCGGCTGGTACAAGTACGGCTCTCACGTCGCGGCCGACGCCTCGGTCATTCGCGACGCCGCCCGGCGGCTTTGACCGACTATTTCGATCACATCGATCGGCGCACCAGGCGCCGGCGCCAGGATCGCGACGAGCGGGACCGGGAGGAGCCGGCCCGCCCGTCGGAGCCGATCGAGGTACGCGAGCACGGCACCGCGTCGACCACTGTCGTGCGCGCGCTGCGCCGCTTCTGGCACGATAAGCGCTCATGAAAATCACCTACGCTGATCCGCGCAAGCTGAAGGAATCGGCGCGCAACGCTCGCACACACTCGGCCGTCCAGGTCGAGCAGCTCGCCAACGTGATCAAGCGGTTCGGCTTCACGAACCCGATCCTTGTCGACGAGCGCGGCGAGATCATCGCCGGGCACGGCCGCCGGCGCGCGGCGATCGAGGCGAAGCTCGAACGCGTGCCGACGATCGTGCTCAAGGGCCTGTCGAAGAACGAGCGGCGCGCGCTGATGCTCGCCGACAACCGCATCGCGTTGAACGCCGGATGGGATGAAAAGATCCTCGCCGGCGAGCTGAAGGCGCTGCGCGCCGACGATATGGATCTGGCGGAACTCGGCTTCAGCGAGGGCGAGCTCGAGCGGATGCTCGCGAGCGGCCGCAAAGTATCGTTCGATACTAAGCCGCAGCTCGGAGACGGACTTCAGTACCGCGTTGTCGTCGACTGCAAGAGCGAGGATGATCAGGCCCGGCTGCTTGAGCAGCTCGAAAAGCAGGGCCGCAAATGCCGACCGTTAATTTCGTAGTCGAGGGTCCGGTATCGCAGAGCGTCCGCGCGCGGCAGCTCTCGTCGATGTTCGACGTGCCGCCGCAGAAGAAGGCACGGATCGAGTTCAAGGGCGAGCTGCCGATCGAGACGTTCGACTGGAATGTCGGGCTGATCGTTGGCCCGTCCGGGTGCGGCAAGTCCACGATCCTGCGCCATGTCTTCGGGGAGCCCGCACCGCTGCGCTGGAAGGGCGCCAGCGTCCTCGATGACTTCTCCGGCGCGCTCACCGTCCAGCGGGTCGCCGACGTCTGCAGCGCCGTCGG